GGATGCTCACCTAATAAAGCCGCCATTGCACTAAATGAACTGTTGGCAATGATGAAATTTCTGCACCGCTTCATTAGTTTAAAATCTTCCAAATAATGACCGCTTACATACTCACAGTTTAATTCTATTTTCTTTTTCGCATCTTCTATGTCATCGGTGAAAACAACGTATTTAGAATTGGCGGGCATTAATTTAATAGCCTCCCTGTAATACTCTTTTGAACATCGTGGATGGTAACCGCCCTCTGTGTAATCACCTGCCCTGTAATGAATAGCAACCCAATCATTTTGCGGTGGTTCATGTTTCATGGTAAAGTAAAACCTTACTAAATCTAAACAATGTTCAAAGTATTTAGGAGATTGTAAATGTGCGAAAATATCCCAGTTCCTTTCATGTAGTTTTAAATCCTGATAGCCCCAAAAGTAATCAATTTTAGTCCATTCGATGCCTTCGGGTATTCTTGGTAAAGGATTTACAAAGTAATCTTCAAAGTCTGTTACTTCACCACCAAATAAAGCATTATCAAAATTTTTCCACTTAGGGAAGCCAAACGGCAAATTATTTCTAACAGCTAAACCTATTACACCTGCAATGGTAAATAACTGGTTGCCGAATCTACCTAAACCGCCTGTTCCGATGCTTAAACTTGTAACCATGACCTGTTAAATGTTGTATTTGGATTGAATAACTTTTTGTATTCGTTTTTGATATAGATACAATTCCCTGTGTGGCATAGTAAAAAGTAACCTTTAGTTTCTGCCAGCTTATTCATTAAGGAAAAATTGCAGCCTTTATCTTCGCTGAAAAAATCCTTTTCAGGGTCTAAACTACTGTTGATTTCTATTACCACTACTTTAGCGTTTCCGTTATAAGCTAACCAAACTGCATGGTCGTTACCATCAATGTCTATGCTTAACAAATCCAAATCCTGTGGTACTTTGTCGTTTACATTTTCAGGTGTAATAAAATCACCATGTATGGCATCCATAAAAACACCTTGCCAGCCTTGCTCAACTAATAACCTTGTATTTGAACAAAAATAACCGTCATGGCTTCCAAACTCACAGCATTTGCCGTTTGTGATGTTTAACTTTTGGAATACATCTTGAAGTATTCCGTCCTCGCCGTTTTGTGAATATTTATTCATGTGTAATTATTGCTAAGGTATCTCTATTTGCAGGGTCGAAGTCTGTCCAGTGTAAACCAACTTTACTAAACATTTCGCCTGTTTGTTTTAGGTCGTTGTAAAACCAACCGTCTTGCTCTTTTTTTTCTACGTGTTTTAAATCATTGTGCCGCTTCCAGTTGGCTAACATAATCAGCCCGTTATTTTTCATTACTCTTTTAACCTCTTTTAAATACGATATTTGGCACTCTAAAGGAAGGTGGCAAAATACCCCATGAGAATAAACACAATCGAAAGAACGGTCTGCAAATAGCTTTAAATTACATTCTGTTACTTTGTGGTACTTAAACCCACCGTAAGCAGGTTTTTCTATTATGTCAATCGCCGTAACTTCAAATTTAGGCACTAATAATTCATTTGTCCATCTCCCATTCCCGCAGCCAATCTCTAAAACAGTTTCCCCTTTGAGTTGGTTGATAGCTTCTTTCAGCTTACTAATATCTAAGCCGTTAAAGTTTTCTTCGTAACCATTAGGCCAATAGTTAGTATTCATTGTTCCTTTTGCGATGATGGTTAAAGATTACAGGGTAATTATCGTTTTGGTATTGTTCAATTTTATCGTATGCAAACTGCCCGTCTGAATAGGAGGCTGGCCACCAATGAAGTTTATAACTGTGTTTAATTTGTAAGGAGGTTAAGATAGCTTGGTCGTGCCTGTGTTCTTGGAATGTAAAAACATTGAGTAACTTGCTTGGTGAATCATCTATAAAATTTGGCATTTGGCAGTACAGTAACCATTCCTTAACAAAGTCTCTTACCTTTTGAGTATTACGAAAAAATATAACTGATGCTTGTACTTGTTTAGCAAGTATTGATACGTCACCCCGATTGATAGCCATTATAACATCCATTTTACACCAATCTACATGATTCCAGTTATTCCCGAAGAAAAATATATCTTCATCCATTCGGTCTATGATGTGGGAAACATTGTTTATGAACTCAACACCTGCATCCGCATAAATTAAAATATCGTTTTCCTCTATTTGCTCTAATAAATCGAATATATTAAACGCTTTCCAAATCCAATAACCACAACCCCTCTTATTAGAGAATACATTTCTGTTCATATCTATAAACCATTCAGGCAATTCTGATGGTCTATAAATGTATGATTTATCAACTCCGTTTTTCAGCATTGATTTTTTGCATAGTTCAGCCGAAATAGTCATATTTTCATCTGTGTAAGTAATACCGTATATCATGTTAATTTGGATTCTGTGTGATGAATACCGTAATCAGCGTGTGTGTTCCACAGGTCGCTAAAGTCAGGTCGTTGGGTACAGATGTAAGGCTTGCAGATATAACAGTTCAAATTTGATTGTACATACTCCCTTAAAAAATCATCATAAGGTTGTGAGCATTCAGGATAAAACCTGTTTAAAATATATTCAGCCGCTTTAGGTGTGTAGATTACTGCGTGTGTTGTCCATGCCTCTTTTAAACGCCACCAATGCCCCGAATGATGTTTGAGGTTATCCATTACGTTTGCACCTAAATAGAGAACATCCCAATCATCGGGGGCAGTTGAAAGAACTGTATTAAGTTTATCACTTACAAACTTTACATCATCTTCAAAAATCATTGTTGGCTCTGTAACCGTTCTTAACATTGCCTGTTGAGACAGGTTAAAACTCATCATCGGTATTTCATGGTTGATAGCTGCAAAGCGTTCTACTGTTAAGCCTTGCTCTGCAAATTCCTTTTGGGCTAATAACCAACGGTCAGGTCTTTTGTCTAAATTTAAACAAATGGCTTTCATGCTAAATGTAAAGTTATGTAATATTTTATAAACTAAAAAGGGGCAGGTAAAAATACCCACCCCGAATCCTACAACATGAAAACCTGATTATGCACCGATTGTTCCGTATACAGCCGCTTTTGGTTGGAAAGAAAGAAGTTCAATTCTTGCTTCACCACGATATGTAACGATGTTCTTAATGAAATCATCCTGGTCTGTTTCTGTGCTTCTTACTGTGAAACCGCTTGCTTGTGCAATAGCGAAAGCATCAGTATTCAACACATAGAAACGGCCTGTGGTAACTTGGATATGAGGTACAACCGCAATACCTGCTACACGTACACTTCCATCAGGTGCAATAACTGTACCGCCTGGAACGCTAAAGTCAGAAGGCTTAGTTTTTAATACATCACCCCATGCCTTATGTGTAGTAAGGATAAGGTTTGCATTACCTAAACCAAGTGCAGCGTGTTGAGTAATACCATCAACCATTTTAGTTGAAGTATAAGTTTCTGAACTTGACAAAGCAGTAGAACCACTTGCAATAGTATTCAGGAAACGTGTGTTAACAGCTTGGTTAAAATCTTCAACAAGTGATTGAGAAAGATACGCTTGAAGGAAAGGAAGGTCTTGTAACATTTGACGGCTTACTTTTACGTAACCTGCAATAAATGGAACAGAAACGTTTACCATTGTTACATCATAATCCAGTTGCGCTTTTGCGTTACCTTCAGTTTGCGCGCCGAAAGAACCTTCACCAACGGGGCTGTTTCCACGTGGGAATGTTACGTTGCCAGTAGCAGTTGGGATAATGCGGAACAATTCATACAAACGTGGGTTTGATTGAATAGAACGCATTTGTGAATTTGGAACGTAGCTGATTTGGCTTGTGCCAGTCAGTTCACCGCCCAAAGTCATAGTGCCTAACTTTGTAGAACTAAAAGGTGTTTCGCTTTTAATTTTATCAAAGTTTTCTGCAACCATTTCTTTAACTGAATCTTCCAATACAGCAGAACGGCTTGAATACTCTTTAACGATGTTAGATTTCATGGCATTAGCTTTAGCTGCCATTGCATCTACTTGTGATTTGAGTTCTTCCAAAGTTTGCCCTTTCTTTTTGGCATCTTCGTTCATTTGCTCAACTTGTGCAGCGTGTTTAGCTTCAATAGCTTTGATTTCGCTGCTGATTTCTGATTTTACACCTGCAACCATTGGGTTCAGTGCATCTTGAATGTCTTTAATTTCTAATGACATGATTATAAATTTTTGATTGTTATTAATGTGATTGCTTCTTTCAGCTTCTTCAAATCTTCCTTATTCGGGTCGAGTGTTTCTTCAACGGGTCGAGTGATTTCGGTTAAATATTGTTTTAGCTGATTGAAGTAAATTTCTAAATTCTCGAACATTTCCTCGTTCTCAAATGTTCCTGTTTTGATGGATTTTAGCACAGCATCCATCTTGCTCATTACATCCTCTTTGGTAAGTCCTTTCATACCTGTAAAACGTGCCATTTCATTAGCCCCGAAGGTTACAGTTGAACCTTCCCATAACTTAACCTCTGTGATTTCATTATAACCTTCTTTCTTGCCTTGCTGAACTGTACGGAAACCAATAGAATGCTCATCCACTACACCATCTTCGTATAACTTTAAAACGTCTTTACCGTAGCTTGTTTTGCTGATGGTAGATTCAAAGTATAACCCGTAGTTATCTTCTTTTAAAGTCGGCTTACCTAAAGGGTAACGAACATCATGCTGCCAAAGGTGTTTAATTCTTGCACCGTTGTTATTCAGCGACCTTTCAAAAGCACCTTTAGTAATCACATCACCGTCTGAATCAATGTTACCGAAAACAGAAAAGTAACCTGTTACCGTTCCGCTTTTTTGGTCAACATCCTTTATTTCTGCTTTGATATTCTTTACTTGGTAAAACATAGTTATAATATTTTCAAAATTGATTGAAACTTTTGTACTTTATGTAAATGCTGTCAACTGCCTCCTAACTAATCTTCCCTGTTCATCTCTTTTATTTGTAATTGCGAAAGTGCAGCGACAACGAATAACATCAACCGCTTTACCTTCGGGGTCGTGTGGATGTTCTAATTCACTACCTGAACGGCTATCAATAAACTTAGCTTCAAAATCAACTACCTGCCCATCTAAATGCCAATGGTCGGCTTTGTCTTTCTGCCCACTAACGGGATTACCACGAGTACGGTTATCTTTAGCAGCTATCCATTGCTTTTGTTTTGCAAACGGGCTTTTTCTTGCACCTACAAATGAACCTGAATGTATTGCTCTGCCTACTTCGGTTCGTGCTATAAGTTCGGCTCTGTTTCGGTTTATTCCTGTGAGTGTAGTTTCTATGTAACGTGCCATGTCGTAATAACCCCAACCTTGCTCTACTGCTTTATTTAAGGCTGCGACAAATAACTCCCGTGAGGTTTGTACTATTCTAAAAACTCCTTTGTCGTAAAAGTTTAACCCTAAATACTGCATGATTTCCTGAATCCACTCTAAAGAACTTCCTAAACCTTTTTGCGTTCTTAACTCGTTGAAGTTTTGACGGGCATAGGGAACACCGACTTCCCTAACTATTTGAGTGAGTGTATTTGTAATTTGTGGACTGGTTAAAAGGTCATTGGTAAATCTTCGTGCCGCTTGTGGGGATTCTTCGTAGGCATTTAAAAACCTTCTTGCATCGGACTGTAAAGCGTTAAAAAACTTAGTCCTGTACTTGGCTATGTAACGGGCTGCTTTGTTCCTTTCCCTGTTCCAGTATATCCTCCTTTCTCTTGCATTCATTTATCACTTCAATTAGTTGTTTGCTTAACTTGCCTCTTTTTATTATCATCTTACCAAACTCATTAATGCAGTTCTTTTCTTTCTCTGTTTCGGGGTAAACCCGTTTACTTATCATGTCGGTAAGTTTCTTAATTTCCATTCTCTAAATGAATAACACACATTTGATAGAAAACCATAGCATCTAAATTCGCTACTAAGGTCATGGGCAAATGAACTTCCATCAGTTCAAACCCGTTATAACTCGTCCAAATAATCCTTTGTTGGTTGTACATCTTGCTCAATGGGTGCGTTTACATCTTCCAATAGTCCGTAATTGCCAGTAATAAGAAACTGCTCATGTTCTGCCTTTCCGCTTTCCTCAAATCCTGTAAGCATTCTCAATTCTTTTGCATTGATAGCCCCACGGTCAAACATACCACTCCATACAGTCCACATCTTACTCAAGTCCTCTTGTAATTCAGGAATCGAACTAAAGTCAAAATCAACCACACCGTTTTTAAATGAAGGTGCTAAAACTCTGTTTAATTCATCCCTTAATGAGTTACACATCGGCATCACTAAATCCGTTACGAATTTCTTTTGCGCCCACTCTTTGTTGCTAAAACTTTGACCTGGTATTAATACGTCAGGGTCTATTCCTAAAGCTAAGGATATACGTTCTAAGGTTACTTGCTGGCTCTTTAATAACTCCATATCTACGCTGTCCTTTCCAATGTCTAAATAACCCCATTTGCCCTGTAAGGAAGCCACAGCAGCTTTCATATCCTTATTGTTAATCTTCCTGTCAATAACCCCTTTTATTTGCGTAGCTTGTTCAGGGGTTAAGTCGGTGTATGTTTCGTTATAAAGAACACCCTTTGCGCCTCCGTTTTGAAACATAGCCACAGCCGCTTCCATTGCATCGTTATCCTGTTGTAACCTTCTTTTAAGTGGGCTTAACGGGTCAAACCCTCTCATGTGCGTTCTTTCGTAAGCATCAAATTCTGGGTTGAATGTTTTCCAATGAATTACGTCTTCTTTAGGGATTGATATTTGTGTTCCGTTAGCATCGAATATGTAACCTAAAATGCCGTACAAATCCTGCGGGTCAGGAACTAACTCTATTTTGTCGGGTGGGATAATATACATTTCCAACACCCGACCTTTCTCAAAGCCGCCACGATTAAGCCATATAAAACATTCGCCTCTTAAAACGTAAAAAGCAAACACACCTTCCCAAAATGAATCAGCCCCTTGTACGGGGTTTGGTCGCATTATCAATTTAGCGAAGTCGCTATCTTCAATTACTTCATCTACTGACTTTATTTTGTCCAGCAGCATCTTTTTTAAGTTGGGTGTGTACCAATAGGCTTTAAACTTTTCGCCTTTCTGTTTGTAAACATACATCGGAACACCAGCCGCTTTTCTTGCTATCTTCTTAACGACTGTAAAAACAGTGTCATTATTTACAAAAGCATCACTGTTCTTATCCCATTTAAAATAAGTAGGGGCTGCACCTATCTGCACCCCTTGAAATGTCATGCCTTTCTTCCTGAATAAATTAGTGAACCAACTCATTTACATTGCTACCCATGTTGGGCTTTTAGTTGTTAATTTCGTAAACACAGCGTATCTTAAAGCATCTAAACTGTGGTCATTTTCTTTAACGGGTGCTTCATCTGCTGCTATATTCCCGTCTTTGTCTGTTTTCCACTTGTATGATTGCAATTCTCTTTTAATGTTTTCGCTGTTGTGAGTAACAAATAAAGGATAAGACTTTAATTTCATAATACCGCCCCACACATCTTTTTCACTTGGCTTTGCGTTAAAACCGCATCTTGTTAATTCCTCTATTGTTTTTGGTTCTGCTGAATCACAAAACAATTCATCACTCCTCGACAAATTTAACACCTTTAACTTGTTTACTAAGTCGCTTACTGTCAACTTGCTTTGATACAGCATTTCCTCAACATAGATTGCACCTTCGTAATATTCAACTTTTACTAACGCAGTGGGTGCAGTATAACCAAAGTCCAAACCGTAAAAGATTTGTCCTTTGTTTGGCAGTTCTTTTACTATCTTCCAAGCGGTGTAAATTAATTCTTTACTTGCACCACGTTCACCTAACCCGTACACCTTCCACATGAAATCATCGGGTAATTCTTTGTAGGATTCAATGTATTCAACCTGAACAAGGGAGAGGTTATGTATGTTGTCTAAGTAAGTAGAATGTATTTTCTTATTCTTTGGATTGTCGGCTATGTCATACACCCATGAATTAAATTCGGCTGGATTCCAGTCCATGAAAATAGTTCCTGTGGTACGCATGGCTAACTGGTCAAATAACAGTTTAGATATTAGGTTTGCTTCGTTTACAAAAAGAATATCCCTTGCAGGCCCTCTTGCCTTGCCTTCATCTTCTAAACCAAATAACTCAATATAAGAACCGTTGGTAAACTCATAAACAAAGTCAGTGTATCTGAAATTATTATCGTTCCACCATCCGCAATCTTCCATTATTAGTTTAAAATCACGATATGCACCCCGTTTAATGTGTGGTAAAGAGTGAGATACTATTGAAATACGTGTGTTTGGAGTTGATTTAGCAAGTCCGCAAAGTAGTTGGATGATTGAGTAGGTTTTACCGCTTCGACTTCCTCCTTCGTTACAAATGATTGAACAGCCGTCTAAATAGGCTGCGTAATTGGATTGAAATACAGGGGTTGTGTTAATTTCCTTTGGTTCTGAAACGTTCATCCAGTTTGAATATTACGGGCTTGTCCTGACTGCCTTCATGCTCTATTGTTTGTTTGTCCGACCATCCTAAGTTCTTTAATGCGAAGATTGCACCTGTTGGACTCATAGCTGTTTGCAGCATTTCTTCGTATTCCTTTTCGATTAAAGTTCTTGCTTTTTTAATAGTGTAAGTAAACCCTTCCTTTGCTTCGTAGTCGTAAAAGGATTGACGGCTTTCAAATCCTAAGTGAAGCACAAGCCCTGTGATAGTTGGAACGGGTAATGTAACGGCTTGTTGATTGGGTGCTTTGCCTATGATTACGGTTCTTTCCTTTATCCCGTTTTCAAAGTAATCTTGAATAGCTGCTTCCAGTTCTTCGGGTGTATTGTACATTGGCGGCCTCATGCAAATATTTTTAACTGTTTCCCATCTTTTCGTGGTTTAATATCTTGACTTTCAAACTTTTGCATTTCCACGTTGAAACGGCTTTTAATGTATGCTAAATCTGTTTTTAAATCTTGGTCTTTTCTTCTTAGATACATTCGCCTGATTACCTGATACACCGTTTTAGGGTATTTGTGGCAAGGCATTGTATGTCTTATAAGTCTTTGTGGTGCGTTTAAGTCGTTAAAGCAAAACCATGTGTAAAGGTATCTTGACCTGTCATAGTCTTTACTTTCGCCTTGTTCTGTAAATTTAGGAGTGTTGAACTCCTTACTGATGATTTCAGCAGCTATATTACATAGTTCAAAGCGTGTTAAACTATCCACGAAGTCAAATATAAGCATAATTTATCAACTTTCAAATATTTCTGAAATAATAAAATAAAAAAAATATTGAAAAAGTATTGCACAATTAAAAAATGTGCTTTATATTTGCTATGTCATTAAAACTTAAACTTAAAACCTAAACAAATGAAACATGAACAATTTGAGCTAATTATCTCACGCTCACATTTCCGCAACTGGAACTTCGTTTTAGAACCTACCGTTATCGTGGATTACCAATTTCAAGAGGAAAAGTATTTTATCGAATACGTTTCTTTAACCCCTGAAATTATGTTACAGCTTCGCCCTACTGCAATCCTTGACATTTTAGAAGAAGTAAACAAAGCCGTACACGAAAGGGTAATGGACGGGCTGAATGATAATTTTATGTACTTACTGGACAGAGTAGGCGTTAACCAAAAAGAAAGGGGGGAAGAATGATTACAGGAATATTTGGCATTGCCACGATAATAATTGTTATCTTTATTTGGTGCTTCTATAAAGGCGTTATTCAACCTCAACAGGAGTTTAAAAAGTATCAGCAAGAGAAAAGAAAATTTAAAGCCTTTGTGGTTGGGTTGGTTTTATCAGTTAGTTCTTATGGTCAATTTGTGGAGTTAGCCCCTACTCTTACCAATGGAAGATTGGGAATGGAATTGCAGGTTGGTGTAAGGGTAGGGGATTTTTTTACATCAGTTGGCTATGTGGCAATGCTTAACGCATCACAGCCAGCACTATTTAACGCAAGAACAGGAGTGGTATTGAATAAGAACGGCAACAATAAGTATTTGATTTATGCAGGTGGGGTTCGTGTATTGAAGTCAACCGACTACAAAGAACAAAACTACTACACTTGGCAGGTGGGTGGGCAATGGCATTTTGCTTACTATGACAGGGGAACATTTTATGTAACTGGTATTTATTCCCCTAAGTTCATCAGCTACGGTATTGGAATGAGTTACAACCTATTTAAAGATTAAATTTTTCTCATACAGTAGTTTAGGTTTAGTTAACGTACCCTTTATTCTTATCGGGTACTACTTTAAAAAAACAGGAGGTTATATGAAGTAGCATAGTAAGCCCTTTGCCTACTTTTTAACCGAAAGATTGTCAACAGCAGAGGGCTTTTAAAATTATTAGGGGCGGTTAATCAAATTTAAAAACAGTTAGTAAGGTTATTAAAAATGGTTTCTAACAGCCGCCCCTTTTTTAAACATCAAAATTTATAACATGAAACAATTAATTGAAATTCAAAACGAACTGAAAGCTCCCAAAAACCAGTTCAATTCTTTCGGGAAGTACAAGTACCGTTCACAGGAAGACATTTTAGAGGCTCTTAAACCGCTTTTAAAAAAGTACGGGTGTTTCCTTACCATTTCCGATGAAATCAAAATTTCAGGCTCTATTACGTTTGTAGAGGCATCAGCGACTATAAGCAACGGGGAAGAAGCTATAAAAGTAAACGCACAGGCAGGTATTGACCCAAACAGAAAGGGAATGGATATAGCGCAGTGTTTCGGTTCATCCTCCAGTTACGCCCGTAAATACGCTTTAAACGGTTTGTTTTTAATTGATGATACCAAAGATGCTGACAGCACCAACACACACGAAGATAATACAGATACTACAAAATGGGTGAAATTAGTAAGTAATTGTGGAACTGCTAAAGAGTTATCTGAATTATACGAAGTAAATAAGTCAGAAATCGGTAACGATACATCCATTTTAAAAGTATTTTCAACCCGTAAATCACAGTTAAAATGAGATACAGATGTTCAAGATTAGGCGATATTATGACAGGCAGCAGGGATAAAAGCGACCCATTAGGTGAAACCTGCAAAGCATACTTAGATGAAATTATTATTTTTAAAAAGTACGGCATCAAAAAAAATATTGAATCTAAGTATTTAGAGAAAGGGATTTTGATGGAAATGGATTCAATAGGGTTGCTTTTATCAGTAGATAATATTATCTACTCAAAAAACGAAGAAAGGTTTGATAATGGTGTACTGACTGGCGAACCTGACATAATACATGAAGATAAAATAATTGACATAAAAAGTTCATGGGATTTATTTAGTCATTTAAAAAACAAAAAAATTAACCCTAAATATGAATGGCAAGTATTGGGTTACATGGAACTTACAGGATTACGCAAAGCAGAGGTTATTCATGTTCTTGTAGATACACCAGATACTATGATTGAAGATGAAATAAGAAGATTAAGTTGGAAATTAGGTATGTTAGAAGTTCCCGAAGAAATACAAGAAGAAATAAGAAACAATATGATATTTAAACAAGTACCTATTAATGAAAGAGTAATCCGTTTTGAAGTACAATATTCACAGGAAAAAATTGACCAGCTTTACAACAAACTTGAATTATGCAATCAGTATATTTTTAATCAATTAAACAAATAACATGGCAGACTACACAAACACTGGTGCGCTGTTCACCAATGACAAAAAAGGCAACGACAAAGCCCCCGATTACAAAGGGAAAATTAATCTTAACGGTACTGACTACGATTTAGCTGGATGGAAGAAACAAGGCAAGAACGGAACTTTCCTTAGTCTTAAAATTTCAGAGCCTTACAACAAAGAAAACAAAGCTGCAAAAGTAGCAACTGACCTTCCAT